GCAAGAGGTAGTAGGGGTTTACACTGTGAGAACCTTCCGGGATCTCAAGCCCGTCGGCCAGCCGCTATGTAGGCCGAACCACCACTATCGCAGGTATCGCGCGAGGCCATTTCAAGCTGGTCTCGTACACTTATTGGGCAGTCACTCCTACGTCCCCATAATGGGATCTGCTTATAAAATTGTACATTTCCTTTCGGCACCCTGAGTACATAATCGTTCCAACAATCGATCCATAGTGGTCTCACAAACTGTGAAACCAACTCCAAGGGAATTGGACTTAAACTAGTCCTTTCATCAAAGTACTTTTCCATTCTAAGCTGAGATTCTACTGGGATATTGTAACGCGCTTCAACCAAAAGTCTTGTATTTATTCCGGGGACCCCTCTCAAGGGTGTCGCCTTAATGGCCGTAACCAAGCGATCGTTATCCCATGAGGAGGATTTACTCTTCCGTACAAAACGAAGCATTTCTCCGTTACCAATTCCACACGTCAACCGTAGAGTGTGCTCTGCCAAGGCACCCAATATAGGACACGAACCATATTCATAAAGCATTGATAAAGCCTTAGACCTAAGAAGCTTTAATAATGACCTATCGGAGGCATTCAAATACTGCCTCGACGACCAGCCAAATTTAAGCATTGCATTAATTGGGTTTGTCACGTTAATGCGATCACTGGAATCAAACACCAGTCCGCAAAAACTCGCCTCCTCAATAGAAGGGACTTCATCCAATTTAACCCATAGGCCGAGATCCTCAAAATCTTGTTTAGTGGGCGGGGTTCCATCAACCCGGGTGAGTCCATCATCACCTTCCACAATCATTTCACAAGTTGAGCCTTTCTCATGGCATAAAAACTTCATAAACATTAGATTCGCAAACCCGTTTCCAAGCGACGTACACATCTCACCACTCATTCTGGTAGCATCTACATCAACACTGAAAGAGCCAAATTCGCAATGATTTCTCCCGGCTATAATATTATTTACATCTGACATGAACTGGTCATAATCAGGAAGCCTCGAAGACATCCAATCGTAAAGCTCTATTTCTACAGCGTTCATGATGTCTTTCGTAAACAAAGACTCAAAAGACGTGTAGTCCGTCACCAAATATCGCCCGCCTTCAACATACAACATATCCAATATGTACTGAGGGCGGTCTGGGACCGGAACATGCTTGATAAACGAGGGATGTGAATACACTGATTCTTCAATCAATTTAAATATGGGGCCGACCCTACATTTAAACATATCAGAACGGGAATTTATGGGCCGCGCGTGCTTATATACATCGGCCTCTACATAATATTCCTCTTTGATAAATGAATTCACTCCACTTACATCGGGATCCTTGGTGGGGTCGCCAGAGTAATCCTGGAAGACAAACAAAAGTTCCTTCCGTCTCCAATCGGGGTAATTTGAATTATCTACCCAACGACGCACCGAGCAATCTGCATCACTTGCCACAGGGACGAAATTTTGCCTAACGAAGGCTCGCGTGAACGTCCTCAATCTCTTAATGAGTTCTGCTCTTTTAGCAGGATCACGCGCGTTAGGAGGTTTCCGTCCAAACCTATAAGCTGCGCCAGCTAAACCCGTGTCTTGATGCTTGAGGTCAGGCTTCGGGGGGCAGGCTCCTTCAATATGAATACCTAATGAGACAGAATTCGCCAGACGATCCTCTTCCAATCGCGGAGCGTCATTGATCTTGAATTCTATCCCGTCCTTCATACGGGGAATATCAGCCTGCTTCACCTCACCGAAGCGGTAACCATAAGCCACGACACGGCGGCTTAATTTAGATGGCGAGAGAGAAAAGGGGCAATCACCTCCCTCTTCTGTGATTGCGATAGATAATAGCCATGTGCAAAGTCAACGGTCTGCTGGAGTATATCCTCCATCTTCAGGGTTTTCCCCCTAGAAAAGTTGACTGAATGCAGGGATCCAGCAAAATTGTTCAGTGCCTCAAACACCAAATCACTTTCGCGACCCGCGGCCATTATTTTTGGGTTGCACATCTGCATAAAAGCCTCAATCGACATCTCATACTCCTGTGCCTCAACACGCACCTCCTCAAAGGAATTATCGCTGAACACTGGAGTGTATGGAATGTGACTAGACTTTTGAATGCAGTATCTAGCATATATTGGGTTAACATACAGCATATCCCTTGCTTTATGCGATTCGGGACGATCATCATCGTGTTCTTCTTTAAGAATCTCCGATATACTATATTCATAATTAACCTCATACCGCGAGTACAACTGCTTTATCGTCCAGTTCCAAACAGTGGAAACAAATGTTCTAAACACTGTGAACAAAGACGCAGCCAGCGCTCCTCCAAACGGTATTACGGCAACCCATGGGCTTACTTTACTCAACAGGGATTGACTTGCTAGAAACAATAAAACAAGAAAGAATAGTATCACTCCAGCCAAAACGGCGAGCACTATTTTGCGCCAATCTAAATAGGGCACAAACTGGTTAAACTTAAATGACAGTTTACCAGCTTTCCTGCGAATCCAATCAATCCGCTCTACTTCACACTGTAAGGCTTCAGCTTCTTCAGCTGCCTTCTTCGCCATTACGGCTTCTTCTTTAGCACGATAGTAAGCATCATCTCCTGTTTGAGGACCGAGATCGTGCTCTATTTCACGTTTCTCGTCCACTGCCTCCCTCAAAGCATCCCTTGTCCCTGCTTCGAGGTCGGTTAAATCCTTGAGTGCATCCCTTAATTCGGAACCACTTCGGTTGGCTTTAACCTGCCAATGACGACTGGTCTTACAATTCTTGGCAATATGGCCAAGCTTGCCACACATGTTGCACTTTTTATCGGCAGCGCAAAACCTCGTGGAGTGCCCAACTTTACCGCATTTATTGCAGACTGGCTTTCCACTATTATATAAATTACATGATGTTTCACGGTGGCCCACTCTTCCGCATTTATTGCAGACAGGGCCTTCAATTATAAATGGCTCGTCAACCATCTTCGGGTTGGAGTGGCGGGATTTTCCGGGAGTCTTGATCGATCCTAATTTCCCTGACCAAGGCTTCTCGTAATTCTTACCTTCACCATCTTCAAATTCGTTCAACGTGTTTAAGGCATCAAACATGTTG